ACCTGCTCTTGCGCTAACTACAGAATAAATAATATGCTTATATATTGCTTCTTCAGCAAATTTATGTACACGCATTTCTGCATCTGTTCCCATCCCGTCAGAAACATATTTTAATGTTATTATTTTACCAACTAAATCCGCGCTAAAATGTATTTTACCATGCACTTCATCTATAACAAAATTACCGTTTCTATTTGCTAACTCAGGATTAATACCATATCTTTGACCATATTCAGAGGCTCTTTGATTTAAAGCATCTATATCATCTAAAGAATCATCAATAAAAGTTGCTGTAATATTATCCATATTAGCTTCTTTAAATCTTGTTTCTGTAGATGGCGTTTGAGTTAATAAACTATCGTCATCGTCAAATAAGTAAGTACCTTGGCCGTCTTGCGCTATTGATTCAGACGGTATTGATGTAAAGCGCATAGGGTATAAATGATGTTCTACACCTAATGAATCAACTCTAGAAATTTGAACATAGTCAACATAATCTTGTGGCATTACCATTGCTAATGAATCGGGAACTTCTATTTCTTGTATTTTTTCAACTTTTGTTAAATCATAACTAAACTCTTGTATACCTCTTTTAGCATGAAATAAAACATCTGTTCTTTTTATTCTAGGTATAATTTTATCTTGGCCCACATAAGAAACCATAAAGTTACTTACTATGTCGTTTAAAGATATATATCTGTAATTACCAGCTATTATAGGATTTGTAAGTTCAACTTCAATAATATCACCATTTACAGGATGATTACCTGATGTAAAATTTATAAAACCAGTCCCAGAATTATAATTATATAAACTATCGTCTAATTCTATACTATTTTTAAATACAAGAAATTTTGATTTTGCTATTGGTAATGGATCTAATGTTAATTGAAAACCGCCATTAGATCCACTTGTTAAAGAGGTAGTGTCTGTTACAAACTTTTGTCCCGGAGTGTAATATTGAAAATGTGTTTGATTTATAAATCCCATATCTTATGCTTTTTCTTGTGATACATTTTTAGTGTCTTCTCCGCTGGCCATTGCATAAATAGAATTATCTTTTATTACAATACCCGCTAGTGCTAATATTTTAATTACTAATTCTGTTTCTTCAGATTCATGAAGTTCAAAATTAACTGAATTTGCTACGTCATATAGCCCAGTACTACTGTTTGCAGCCCAAGCAACATTCGTAGGAACCTTTATATAGTTTACAAATATACCAGATGTTATTTGCGTATTGTCTGTACCATAAACTTTTATGCCAGCATTATCTCTTATATAAATAGGGTATTCATTTGTAGGTTTGGCTAAAGGTGATCTTCTAATATATAGCCATTCTTTTTGTGTTATTTGTTCTATTTCTCTACAACTAGGACAGTTGTTTAATATAGAGCCTAATCGGTATAAATCAGCCGGTAAAGTTGTACCTCCTGAAACTGATACACCAGTTTTTTCAAATATACTAATTTTTTCTTCAAGTATATTTAACATGTCAGCATAATCAGTTTGATTACCAGGTATTCTGCCAAATTGATTTAAGTCATAAAAATATTGCTCAAATATATCAAGCTGCGCCTGATTTGCAATAGTATTAAACTCCTGAGGTGTAAGATAACCTCGTTGTTCTTTATTTGTTATAGCTAATACTCTTTGGTATACTGTATTTACGTTTACTGCCATTATATTTTTATTATAGGTTAAGGCCCACAAATGCAGGCCTTACCTACATTTTGTTTACTTTAGTTTCTTTTCAATTGTTTGGTATACTTCAATACCTTCATCGGTTTTAAAATATGCCGCTAAAGCAGAATATGGATTTTCATCAAATGGAACTGTAATAAGTTTTCTATCATTTGTTCCCCACATAAATGTTCTTTGATCATTAGAAAGTTTAATAATATTAGCTTCAACAGCTTTTATACCTACATTTCTAATATTTATATTTTCATCATTAGCTAATTCTAAGAATAAATTTGGATTTTGTCTAGCAAATAGTAATCCATCTCTTTTAATCTCCTTAGAAGTCATCTTAGATACCTCATTTCCAAACTCTGTTCTGATTATAGCTTCTAATCTATCAACATCTAATCTTTGAGCTGTATTTAATGCTTCAATTTCCATTTCTAAATAGTCCATATCATTTTCAGCAATAACTTCTGGGTTATATTCTGTAAACTTTTGACCATTCCAAGGATGTAAATCTAAAAATTTTTGTAATGTTTGTTTTTCTTTTGGAACATATAGTTGTCCATCTCTAAAAATAATGTGACTTAATCTTTGGACGCCTTTCATTTCATCAACAAATATTGTTTTTTGATTTTCACAATATTTCATTTCTCTTTCAAACCCCTTCTCTTCGTCAAACCAATAAAGCCCTCTGCTTTTTAATACATATACAATAGGTGTATTATTTAAATTTAATTCATACACTTTATCTCTGTATTGTGGTTTTGCAGGTTTTTTAATTTCTGCAACAGGTTGAACAACTTTTTGCTCAACAATTTTTTCTTTTTTTGTTTTTTCCATAATATAATATAATAAAAGTTTAAAATAAAAGGGCAGGGTGCCGAAGCACCCATTCCTTTATATTAATTGTTAAGAGTCAAATCTGATAAAGTTGTTAGCAGCTTGAGTTACTAAACATCTTTCAGAAAGATAGTGAATCTCCATTTTGTCAACACCTGATGCAGTGGCTCCACCAACTGATCCAGTAATCCAAGATTTCATTCGTCTATCATCCATTTCAGAAGCTCTATATCTTACGTGTAAGAAAGGTCTTCTAACGTTTTTACCTAATTGTTGGTCATAAACTGAAGATGTACCAGCAGGTACTAAAAGCCCTTTTAATCCACCTACTAAACCTCTTGTAGAAGCATCATTAAGATATTTCCAGTCAGTTTTATAGAAGTCATAAGAACCTCGTCTAAATCCAGTAAAACCTAAATTAAGCGCCATGTCAGCAGAGTTTTCAAATACACCGTAATTAACACCACCAGTTACATGTGGGTTTAATCCCGCAAGTAAATCGTCAATGTATAAATTAGCGTCTCTGTCTAAGAATAACATATTTTCTTCAATTGAGCCTTGCTTGTCTAATTCTTTTAATAATAAATCAAACTCAGCAAGCTTGTCAGCAGCAGGTGTAGAACCATCAAATTGATTTGTTGCTATAATACCTCTGTTTGCAATTGCAGATAATAGTCCTTCAGAACCGTTAACTCCACCACCAGCTAAATCGTGTAACTGTGAATCAGCAGTAGCAGTTCCTGATGTAACTACTTTTTCTGCTTCAATCATAGTCATTTCTAAATAATCTTCGAATCTAACTCTAGTGTCGCCTTCAGCCTTCATATACCATAGATAACCAGCTTGCCCAGCCTCTCCACTTACTTCAACCCAACCAATTTGGGCTGTATCAGAACCATTAATTTCAAAGTGATCTTTGATAATCATTGGTCTGTTAGTGAAAGATTTGAACACAGGTTCTACAGAATTAGCCATGCTGTCAGTTCCTTTTCCAAATTCAGAACCGTATACAAAGAACTTAATATCTTTACTACCTGAAGCAGATGTACCAGCTAAATCGTTGATATTTTCTGCACCATAAGGTAGAATAGTTAATGCATCAGTTGCAGCTTCAATACCTGCAGATACAAAACCTTTAAATACTACGCCTTCTACTACGGCTACTACAGTTGCTCCTTTTCTTACTGCGTGAGCTTCTGTAGCTGCGGTATCAATACCTTTAATCGCAGTTACTTCACCAGTTTCTATGTTTACAGAACCAGTATACGCTAGGTGTAATCTACCTTGCTCAGACCAAATAACTTGATCAGAAGCCATAGGCATTTCAGCACCTACCATTCTCAAAAATGAAGATACAGATCTATTTCCATATCTTTCAACTTCTTGAGCATATAATTCAGGTAAATACTGCTGTGACCAGTTTGCACCACCTGAACCATGAAAGTTTAAATAGTTACTTGTAAGCGTCATTTTTTGAGCCGCTGGAGTAACTATACTGCCGGCCACCGGGCCAGCAAATGAAACGTTTGTTGCCATTTTTCAAAAGTTTTTAATAGTTTTTTAATTTTAGTTTAATTCCTGATAAATCATCGCCACTAATAACTCTTGCTTTCATACCACCAATTTCTACCTCTTGATGCGCTGATCGTGGGTCCATATTAATGTTTTTTGCAGACTTAACAGATTCTTTAATAGCATCTGCTTTACCCTGCTCATAAAAGTGTTGAGCAATAGCGTCGGAATTCATCGCGGTAAATAAAGCTTTGTGATAACCAGCAGCATCAGCCATTTTATTTTCTTTATCTAAGAACTTCTTAGTAAAGTTATTAATGTCGCCCTGGGTTTCTTTAACCTTATCTACATTCTTCACATTAAACCTAAATCTCTTATCTCCGACATTATATTCAAAACCTTTGAAATTATCGTTAAAAAGCGAATTGGTTTTATTGTTAAATGCATCTCGCTGAGATTGCATTATTTCTTGTTGCTGTTCGTTGTCCTTATTATATCTGTTAAAAAAGTCTAATGCTTCTTTAGCTTCAGGAGTCAATCTGTTACCAGCTTTAATTTCTTTATAATAATTATCTTTTCTTATTTCAAGTTGTTGTTTTGCTTGTGCAACTTCTTCTTTAAAAAGTAATTTTTTTCTTTTAATATCTTTAGGATCATCTACTTCTTCATCATAAGAATATTTATCATCAATTAAAAATACAATTTCATCTGATGATAGATGAGGTTTAGTTTGACTATAATATTCATGTAATAAATCCATATTATCAAACTTTTCATAATCCTTATTTAATTCAACATAATCTTGCAGCGTACCACCCGTATCATTCATAAACTTAACTAAGTCTTGAATGTTTTCAGGATATTCTACTGATTCTTGTGTTTTTTCTTTCTGTAATACTTCTTCTTGTTGCGGTGCGGCAGGGGCAACTTCAGTGCTTCCTTCCACTCCTGTATTGTCAGTTGTATTCTCTTCATTTGTAATTTCTTCTAATACCGTTTCTTCTTTCGGCTCTTCATTTACTTTTTCTTCTTCTTGTCGTACTTCTTGCAATCCCACTTCGGCTTCTTCCCCAGCTTCTTCATTCTCGCTGCTTCCGCGTAGCACGCCATCCTCTGTTTGTTGTTCTTGAACGGCATCTTCTTCTTGTTTTGGTGGTTGTGTTAAATCTACTTTGTACATACCAGATTCTTCATCAAATCCAGCATTTTTTTGTACTACTTCTTCTTTTTCTTGTAAAGACTTTTCTTCAGTCTCTACAATTTTTGCTTTAATTTCTTCTGCCATAATAAAATATTATATGATTATACAATTTATATATTACTTAGGATCAAATACACCTAAGTCAAAATCACCGCTTAAAATATCATTTCCACCTGATTCAAATTTTTTAGGTGGTAAATTATTTTTACGTTGATTAATTAATTCGCTTTGTTGAGAAGCCTGTATTTTAGTTCTCTCATCTTTACGATCTTCTTTTTCTTTTAGTTTTTCTTTTTCAATATTATTTTTAGCCCCATGTAGCTGCATATTCATTTGGAACTCTAAATTCATTAAATCTTTTTTCAAGGTTGCCTCAGCTTGTAACTTTTGTAAATCCAATTGACTTTTAGCAGATTCTAATTGAATTTTACTTTGAGTTAATGCTTGTTGTTTTTGCACTTCAGCCTGCGCCGCTACTTGTTGAGCTTGAGCATTTGCTTGCGCCTGCGCCTGAATATTTCTTTGTGCCGCTTCTTGATCTTGTTGTAATTTCTTTTTTCTTCTTAATTTTAACAATTGATTTGCTAGCTTAACATTTTTTATCATTCTAATATCAATTGCGTCTTCAAGATGAATATTATTTTGACCAATTGCAACTTGTATGTTATTTTCTAACATTTGCTTTTCTTCTTCATCTGGCTCCAATTCAATAAATATACCAAAATCATGTAAATGTAATTCTTTCATTTCACTTAATGTGGCTACATTGTGAGAGCCTATTGCCTGTATAAAAGCGTTAGCTGTAGGTGAATATTCTAAAACATCAGATACTCTCAAAGATATTTTTTCTGCAGTTTCAGTTGTTAAAAATAAACCACTTTGTAATATATGTCTAGTTGCTGTGTTACTATTAGCTGCTGCTAATTTTTGCACACCTACTAAAGCATTTTTATCAGGCGTGCTTCCATCTCTGGCTTCGTTCAAACCTGTAGCATCTCTAATCATTTGCATATAATAATTATAAGTACTTATCAATGCGGTTAATTTATTTGTCCCGGCAGCATTATTAATTTCTTGTATTGGCACTTTACCTGGATTCATATCTCCGTCTGAAGTAAATGATCTACCAATTATACTACCTGTTTGAAAAAACATATTCAATGCTTCTTGCGGATTGTAATTACTACCGTTACCTAAATCAATTTCAGCCAACCCATCAGCATCAACATAAACACCATCAGGAACCATTCTTGATAATATTTGTTGTATTTTTAAATGAGTTAATTGAATCATATCTGCAAAACTAGTTATTCTACTAACTAAGGATTCAACTTTACCATTATATATTCTTGGCGCAACTAGCGAATAATTCATTTTAACTTTATTAGCATCGCTTTTTTCTCTAAGCATGTTTTCACAAAGATTCCATTTTAAAAGTTTTTTTGCGCCTGGTATATATATACCCTCATAAAGCACTTCTATATTTTTTGCTATACGCTCGAACTTTAAGCCTTCCACTTTTGGCGGATTAAAAGCATCTGATTTTTTTATAATTTTTTCTGCACCTGTTGAGGTTTCTTTTACTTTATACACTTCATTCATATAAGTTTTATAGTTAAAATATAAAACCTCTATTGAATTATTATCTGTTTTATCAGATCTTGATAAGTATTTATTATATAAATTATAATTTGAACCGCCGTTTTTAATTAAACCTTGTAAATCTTCATCTGTTAAATCAGGAAATTCTTTTTTAAGATCAACTAAAGTTATAGTTTTCATTTCACCAATATAATATATGTCATCAAAATAAGGTGAATCAGTATATGAATATACCAAATTAGCAGGGTCAACATATTCTATTTTAATACCATCAGAAGTATTAAATGTATTTTTTACACAACCTATACCTAGCACTGCTAGATCGTAATAAAATCTTTTTTTTGTTAATTCATAATTATTTATATTAAAAACAGTTTGTATTGCTTGCTCTTCTGCAATTTCAATAGCTTGCTTATAATTTAATTGCATATGAAGCTGTAGTTCTTCATTATTTTCTGGGAGTTGATCACTAGGCATACTAGATAAATCTATTCCAAAATTTTGAGATATATATTGTGTTACTTTTTGCGTTTGCATATCAGTAACTATTCTTTTCATATATTCTGTTCTTTGGTTTACACCAAAAGGATCTTGAGAATATGCTTTAATATCATATGTTCTTTCTGCAATACCATTTACAACTATATCAACAAACTTAGGTATAATAGGCACAGGCT